AATATCACTAGAAAAAGTAGCATTGCCATCTGTTCTGTTTATAGATAAAACATTTTCACCACCAGCAGTACCATTGTGCCTAAAAATATTAAATGTATTTGCAGATGCAGTAAAAGATTGACCACCCAATGTTGGATTTGAAGAACCAGCATACAATAGTGAAAAACCTTGTGTTCTATCACTTGCCAGCTCAACAAACATTATTCTACTACTTGCATCAGTTGCAGAATTACCTATAAATAAATCATCACCACGAATATCTAAACTTGCACTTGGTGCAATATTTAATCCAACTCGCCTATTAGTGGTATCTACAACAAATACATCACCACCATCACCATTCTTGCGTACCAGTAAGGCTTCTGTGCTAGTGACATCTATTACTTGTGTACCTTCTATAATCTCATCAAAACTTAATGAGCCACCGCCTGATACAGTTAAGTCACCAGATACTACTAAATCACCATCTATTGTACCACCATTGCCAAAGTCCTCAACAATAGCTTTTAACATTGAACTTTGCATTATACCTCCACTATTCTTACAGCACCAGTTGTAGTGCTTGTAGAATTATAATTGAAATATATTGTGTTGCCTAACCCCCTGGGTACAGTTAAGAATGTTAATGTATTCTTTGGTAAAATCATATCATTACTAGCATTTACATTTGTTTCACTTGTTGTGAAATTAAAATGAATTTCTACTGCTGAATGAACTCCAATTGTTCCAGAACTACTTGATAATAATTTGTGGGTTGTGTTATTTACATCTGCTGAACTTCCAGCGGTTCCAGCCGAGGCAACAGTCCATGTACCTCCAACTGTAGTGTTTAATGATTCTTGTACAGAATAAGTGTGTAAGTCTGCCATTTTTCCTTCCTCTCTAAGCTAATGACAAAGCGTGAATGAGATCGTGCTTTGTATGTTTATTTTTTCTTTTTTGTAACTTTTTTAGCTACCTTCTTTACTACTTTTTTAACAGAAGCCTTTTTAGGGGGTTTTTTGTATGGTTCATGGTTGTTTTCACCTACTACCCTTACATACCCTTGACTTTCTAAACTTTCAAGCTTTTCAGGGTGTTTTGATAAAACATCATCTTCAAGCCTTTCCATCCTTCCTGTTTTTTTTAATAACCAATATTGCATATTTATATCCTTAAAAATGAGGGTGAGTTGAACCCACCCCCATCTTAAACAAGTAGATTAATCTACGTTTCTGATTTTGATACCTTTCTTGTTATCAGTGTCATCTATTCTTTTTACTCCATAGAGCAAATCTGCGACCACTTTAGTACCTAAAGCATCAATCGAATATTCTGACTGAACTCTGACTTCTTGCTGTGCCGCAAATGCACAAGCTGTTTTATGAAAGATAACTCCTGAAATGGTGTTTGAATTACCACCACTTGATACAGTATTGGACATATATACATCCATACCATAAAGTGATCCTACCATTCCAGATCTTAAACCTCTATTACCTTCACCAACTGCATCATTTCTAATAAAGAACTGAGCAATACCAGCAGAAGGGTTTAGAATGTCTGCAAACAACTTTGGATTCACAACCATTGCAACATCACCATCCATATAAGGGATACCAGCATCACCTAGTGTTGCTAAAGCTTCTTCAAACTTTGCCGCTGTAAGTGTGTCATCAGCAGATAGATTCAAGCTTAACTCAAGATTGGATAATTCAGAATAAATATCTGAATCGACTTGTCTAGCTAATGACTCCCCCATCATCCTGGAGTAACGTTCTACCATGTCTGCATTGCTTTGTATTTCAAGCACATCCTCGAAGAGCTTTGCAACGTATTTGTGCTTGTTCACAGTTAGTTGTGTTTCTGTGGTTGCAGTTGCATCATATTCTACATCATTACCAGCAGATTTATCTGATGCACTTATCAAACTAATTTCAGGTATATGCAACACATCACCAAACCCAGCACCAGAAAAGACTGCTGAATAATCATCAATCAAGCCTCTGAATACTGTACTTCTGTCAAAGTATTTATAGATTCCCTCACCCCAAATTTCCGGGATAAAGTGACTATCGGTACTGGCTGTTGTGGCATTACCTTGATACATTTTTGCCATTTTATTTACCTTTTAACGTATGATTGCAAGATAGCACCCCAATTTGCCCTACGCTCTTCATTAGACATATCAACCCAACTTTTATTGTTTGTATTGACTGTTGCAGAAGGTGTTGAGCTTGTATCAGGTACTGGTTCTTGCACTTCAATTTTAAGTTTTTCAGATAAGGCTCTTAATTGAGAAACAGTTAAATCTTTAAATGTTTCCCTTTCTTCCTCACCTAATGAATTAAGCAGTTCCTCTTTATAGGCTTGTTCAGCACCTTTAAGCCTTTCATAATCAGATTTCATTGAATCTAATTCTGATTGTCTTTTGTTTGCTAATTCTTCCCATTTGTTTTGCTCTGCAAGTTCCTCTTCTTTTTTCTTTTCCAAAGAGGCTCTTAACTCAGCAAGTTGAGACTCTGCTTCTTGCGCCCTTGATCTATACTTCTTGCTTTCAGCAATTAAATTACCAACTTCAGGGCTGGTTGGTTCTTCATTCTGGCTTTGAGTAGCCACCTCTTGTACATTATCTTGTACTGTTTCTGTTGTAGTTTCAGACATTCTGCCTTCCTTTTACTTGTTAAAATTTACTTAAACATAATTCTTTTTTAAAATTGCTACTAAACTTTTAAATCAATTATAATATCTTTTTTACTAAACTTTACAATTCTTTCATCTATTTCATCACTAATAAACTTCTTTACAAATTCAAAGTTATTATCATTTAATCCATACATATTTCTACCCTTTTTAGCATTACCTTCAAACTTTATACCATCTCTATAATTCAATTCAACACTAGAGTTTGTAGCCTTTTGTGTTTTTAATGAATTTCTCATTACACCAGTCAATAATAAATTGGGAGGGTTCACTTGTTTGTTTAATGAAACTCCTCTTAATCTCTTAGGTCTTTTCTTAGCAATAAAGTTGACAGCTTTGCCACTTCTGGTTTTATAGCTAACTTGATAGTTTTTAAACTCCTTTGCTTTCTTTACTGCATAACTTGCCTTATATCTTGGAAATTTTTTACCACTAGGGTCTTGACTAATTCCTTTATCAGCATCTTTATTTATTCTCCTAACTAGTTTACCACCTAGTTCCAACCATTTTGATTTTTTTAATTTAGTAATTTCTTCAGTGTTCATTTTATCTGCCAAGAGTGACGACAATTAAAACCACCTCTTTCACCAAATGGTGTATCTAGGTCACTTACTTGTTTTTCTGTAAAACCTTTTTTAAAACTTTTCCTTTCAAGATCAATAGTTTCTTTACACTTTTTTCTAGTTTTATCATCATCTGGACCGACGTAAGTCCATTTTACATCTGCACCTTCAAAGACTTTATATCTAGCCATATCATCAAAGGTTTTTATTCCTGTATATGTAGCAACATTTAACTGATGGGTTGCAAGTGGTATAGCCTCAAGCCCTTGTATAATTTGATTTACTGGAACACCACCATACAAGTTTTGAAATATTTGTGTAGTTAATGTATTAGAATGATCTCTTGCTTTGCCTAGCAAGGTTTCTGTATTTAAGTCTTTTAATACTTCTAAGCCTTGTACACCAGCACCACTTAATGCCCTAACACCTCTTTTTTCTGCTTCTCTTATAGCCTGTTGTAATATTTTACCATACTCATTTTCAAGATTGTCTAATGCTTCTCCATAGCCTTCTTCAATAAGTTCATTAAAAAGGTTTAATTGTGCTATGGAATTAATTAATTCTGTTTCACTTAATCTATTTAAACCCCTTACACCAGAATATAATTTTTTATTAAAACTTTTCTCAATTGATTTTATATCATTTATAAAGGTATCAACTGCTGGTTGGATTTGTGCCATTTAGTATTCTTTGAAATGTAGATTGTGGTTGTTGTGAATTAGCAACTTGTTGGTTTTCTTCCATGATACCAGATAGTTTGCTTTCTAGTTCCTCATCATTCATATCTGGGTTATAATACAATAATAAATCTTTTTGACTTATAACTTTGTATTCTTTAGGTTTAAACTCTGGAAGTTTAGGATCTTTTATTTTAGGAACTCCAAGTCCAATTTCTTTTTTACCAGTTAGCATTTCACTACCTTTTTCAGCTATTTCTATAGGCAAGCCACCTGAAGTTGGAAATTCTAAGTTTAAAGAGATGTTTTCAAGTTCTTTAGCTTTATCTTTTATGTT